ATGGGCAACTGGGAATCTCCAACCCTTACGAGGGAACGAGGGTCCCTAACGCCGATTAATGCGGCAGCCTCCGGGTCCGATTTTGCGAACTCCACCATTTGAGAGGCATTACGAAAAACGCCAGTTTCGGTGTCCTTGAATTGCTGTGAGATCACCCCGGCTTTGTTAACGAAGTCGTAAACTTCGAACCGTCCATACCGCCTAACACTAGGCGGTCCCGTACCCTCCTTTTGTTCCTGACGAATCAGACTTTCGGTGCGTTGGGCGGTCGCTAACTTGCCCCTCTCCGTCAGTTCCCTCGCCTTGTACGACTCTTTCCACATTGCCAAATATTGATTCTTATTGATCTCGGGGACGTATTTAGAAATCTCGGCGATACGAACGTCCCCTCCGGGGAGCCCTTGTTGAGCAAGACGCTCTGCCTCTGTCCGCTTTTCGGCTACGCGCCGGTTGTATTCGGTGAGGTCTTTTTTGCTGCCGACGCCGGCCAGCAGGCCCATAGCCTGAATTTCCAAGTCGTCTAGTTCCTGGATGTTCTTTGCGGCCCAAACCCTCGCTAGAATTTCATTGGCCAGTCTTCCGGTTTCCCCGCTAATCTTAAGCGGTTCATTCAGCTTGCTGAATACCAGTTCCCTTTTGGTCCTGAACGCGGCAGTATCCTCTTGTTCCTTACGAATTACGTCCGCTTGGTATCGATGTCTTCCGATATCACCTTTCAGTCGTGCCCACTCTACCGTAAGCAATTTTACGTTTCCGCCTGAGTGAACCTGCCTCAGAAGATCCTCCACTCGATTTTGGAACTGTTCAGGCATCCCCTGCTCATTGAGGTTGCCGAGTTCCCTCGCGAGGTTCGTGCGGGCGGTATCGTCCGCAATACGCGCCCGTTCCTGCCGATCCAAAAACACTCTATACGGAATCTGTTCCGTCTTGGGCGTTCCACTTTCGTCTGTCGTTTTAAAGTCAACGAGGCGGTTCATATGCTGTTCCGCTTCCCAGTTCTTGTCCCTGTAAGCAGGCAACAAAGCCATAGCGGCTTTGATCTCATCTTCACTCACTCCAGCCGCCTTCGCGGCAGCCGAGACTACTGGCAGGTCGGCTTCGTTGACTTTGGCCCAATCTTTCGCCAAACCAAAAATCTTTTGCTGCCTCTTTTCCCGTCTATCTTTCTGGTAGGAAAGAATCCCGCCAGCCAATCCGACGCCAGCCCCCGGACGGGACCCCTCCAAAAATGGTGCGGCCAAAAGGAGGAACGGCAAAGCATCCTCGAAGTTGAAGCCCTGCTTAGAATCCGCCAATTTTTCCCCCTACTTTTGCAGGAATACGCCCAAAAGGTCCGTCCACGAAGGACCCCTCAATGCAACTTCTGCTTGCTGCTTGCTGGACTGAAGGGCTCTGCGCCTGAGGGCTTCTTGAACAATAGGGCTGTTTGGGTCAATCTGTAGCCCTCTGTCAGAAAAGTTCTGGATTGCCCCGCCGATAATCTGCTCGTCCGTCTCAATCGGCGTAGCGAGTGTTTGGGCTGCGCTGCTGCGGTTCATGAGGTTTAGCAACGCCGTAGCTCCAAGAATCAGGTTGATGAACCCCACAATGGGGACAAACAGCGACAGATTCAACCCATCAGATGGAATGGCGAGAATCATAACGCCTCCTACAAAAGTTTCCATGAGATCCCGTAACTGCCGGCCCGGACATTTACTGACCCCACGCCGCTTTCTCGCTTGATTCTTGCGATAATCGGCCCAGGTGCTGCCCCGCCCGTTGTGTTGACGATCCCGCGCACACGAAATAAGCGTTTGGATGTCCCGCAGCTATCCGTAGATCCGGTGTTGTTGTCGTATGCAATACTGCCCGCAATCGCCCGGCCGGTCGCAGAAATCCAATACAACTGATCGTAAACGACTGAGCCGGGGCCGTTGCAGGCAACATCAATACCCGTCGTCGTCGCGTCAGCGTCGCAAATTAGCACAAACTCGAAGGCGTGAACGCTGTCGGTTAGGATGGTAATTCCTGTGTTCGTTACGTCGGTATAGGCGTCGGACGTAATACCGGTTTGGTCGGTGGTTTTTAGTTGCGTTGAAAACGGGAGATATACACTGTCAATTATCGATGAGGCGTTGAGGGGGACGTAGCCACCGGCCGCCCCCTTTTCGGACTCCTTTTGGTATTGCGTGTGATCATCGTTTCCTAGGCCGGACAAAGCACTGTGCGCGGTTGTGGTGAGAATTTGGGAAATCACGTTGTCGAATGAAACGTCTCCCCCAGGGAGATACTCCCTAGCCATCCTTGGGCTCCTTTCGCTTGGGACCCCAATCCCACTGAACCGCAAGACACTCAAACCCCGACCCCGAGGATCCGGAGAATCCCACTTGAAGCACTGAACCAAGCGCATCTTGCGACGGGCCGTAGGAGTTAACCGAGTAGACAGAGGAGTAGGCTGCAATGTTTTTCTCACTTACCGCAGTCGATGATAAATCCTTGTATACCTTGTGAGTAACACTTCCCACATTAGTCCTGGTAACTGTGCGAAACTCACTGAGGTTCTTAGTAACGCCGGGTTCGTCCACTCCATACGCCTTGCTTTTCCACTCGTAAGGAATGGCAACCGTCAGGTCGCGAGTGCCAGTCTCGAACTCCCGGATAATGCCGATGCCGGAGTCGCCGTAGTAAATGCCCAACTCGTCCGACTGTCCGTTTGTCACCTGAAAAATGTTTCCGCCAAGGGTAGCTGCATTAGACTCGTGCTTTGTCCAACCCGAACGGACGACTCGCTCCTTATCGGATTCCAGCGTTTCGGTGATGATTCGCATGTCCATTGACCAAAGCTGGTCGTTCTTCGTCCCGCCGGACGAGGCAAACGAGAACCAAAACTTACGGTCGAAATATGCCCCGCAAGCCTCTTCAAGCAGGCCGCTCGGGATGTTTTTCGTCAGGTCCTCAAGAGGCATACCTAAGTTAGAAAGGATTCTCCTGGAGGGGCCGTGGAAATAACGGAGCAACCCGTCTGAGTCGAGGAACATCAATCCGTTCTCGACAGTCACAACCGAACGAGGAGATCGAGTCCCTGTGCCCTTCGCAACTTGAACCCGTCGAAACTCTTCAGACCCCGTAAACGAGGTCCCAAGAAGCATGTGAATAGACCTCTCCTTAAAAATGAACTTGATAGACCCCAGGGTCCCAATCCCCCTAATACGGTCTCCGTCGCCCTTGCTGATTTCTACGAATCCGCCGTCAGTAGCCGTAGCTGAAGAGTCTTGTTCGCGAAAAACGTCGGTGTTATTCGTGTCCGAAAAATATACACGCCCGAAGTTGTTAAGGTCATTCAGGTACAGGCGGTTGTCCGAAAAAATTCCTATCGAAGCTTTGGGGCAATCTGCGTCAGGGTGATTCGTTGTACCGCCAGCGGTCCCGTCTGACTTTTGTACTTTGTCGGTGGTATTGGCGGGAAGGATCCAAACACTCCCGCCGCCCTCCACAAATCCCACTCCCTTGTTGCTTTCTGACAGGGTCTTTATGTCAGCCCAAGACCCGGTTTTGTCGCTTTTTACCTTGTCCCCGGTAGATGCAAACCAGTAGGGGGAACCGTCAACAAGATAGGACCTGTGCAAGCCCCAAACCGGGTCTGCCCCGAACGACGTGTTTGCGTTCTGCATGCCTTTCCGCAAAGATAGGGAGGATCCGCTGATGTGCATATTAACCAGCGTGACGCACTCGGAATCATTTATTTCCGTCGGGGAGTCCAGGCCGTTGCGTCCAAAGAATTTGCTAACAGTCGGCATTAGGGCCTCAGTTCGGTCTTGAGCCTCACTCGCGCACGAGAAGCAGTCGGCGTGTTCGAGCTGGTGGCGGAAACTGCAATCTTGTCTCCGGCCGCCAGTGTGGTAACGGTCGTGTAACTTTGTACCCCGGACTGTGCGGCAGTGTATGAGACCACGGCCGACGTATCCGCGCCGTTCTTTCTGAGCGTGAAGGTCCTAGTCGCCGTACCACCGGGTACCGTGTCTAGGTCCACGGAGAAAGCAATCACCGCAGACTTCTCTACAGTGGCCTGTACGTTGGCTTCAGTACTGTTCAACAGCGGCGCAAAGCAAGAGATAAACTCTGTGCCCGATGTCGCAAGCGTGGATGTTCCAGTAGATCCGTGAAGCATCTGCGAAACGCCTGTGATTTCGCCGAAGAATTGGCCGTCATACCCCAGACCAAACGACTTCGGGAGGTCTGGAATGGTCTGGCCATCCTCGACAGAATATGGGAGAAAGATTGCGCCAGCGTTCACGGGGGACCATCCACCCGCGCTTTCAACGGTGCCACACAAAGGGCAGTTAATGAACGTAATTTCTTTGGGGAACGCAGGAACGGCCGGGGGGGCGTTAAACTTTACCCCAATGCCGTTATTGGTTCCATAAAGTCCTGGCGTGAAGCAGTTGATGAATGTCATGTTGTCGGCAAAGCCGATGTCGATTGAGACCGTGCTCGTCCCATACCGGGAGAAGTCGCACTGGAGGAACGTCTGCCGGTTTACGTCGAAGACCTCGCCATTGGTCGTGGTCTCTCCGATCTTGATTCCACCGTAGGCAGTCCCAGAACCCAGCCGGACCTTGACGTTTTCCCAAACGCCATCACTGAACCCCACCGCCATCCCCGGAGGGGCTGGGTCGTAGACCCCGACAAGGATGCCGTATCCCGTGTGGCCGATAACCTGCACATGCCGGCAGGTAAACTGGAGGATGTGGACAGCGTTAAGTCCATTAGCGGCAAGACCGTTTGCGTCTAGCGTAAGGCCCTCAATCCTTACGCTAGAGATTGGGCCGGCCACTTTCAGTACCGCGTCTCCGCTGTTGGTGATGCGCTTAATGCGTGATCCGTATGTCGAGCTGCCCATTTCTGCTGCATCTGAGCCTGTCCCTGCTCCCAATAGCGTGATGTTGCGCTTCGTGGACAACGATGCCGAGGTGCCGTTGCCAATCACGACTTGCCCGCTTACCGCGTAATCCCCGCGTGGAAAAAAGACGATCCCGCCAGAGTTGGGCAACGATGCAATCGCGGAGTTGATTGCCGTTAGGTCGTCAGTGGTTCCATCTCCCTTCGCTCCGTAAGCCATTACATCGGCCCAAGGATGCGGACCCTTGACATACACGTCCGCCACGAAAGTCGTGTCGTCAGTTGAAGTTCCCCCGAGAATTGTTCGAGTGAAAGCCATTTATCGCTCCCTAATAGCTAAGATTTACGCGCGGGCCGTGTCGTGAGATTTGACGCCACGAGATTTCGTCACCAACCGACCCCGCTACTCGTACCCCGCCGGACTTGCTTACGTTGCGCCTAATGCTCTTGCGGTTCTCCATATCAATGTCTTTCTTCATGCGTTGGTACATGGAGGAGTCTGCGCCCTTGCTGCGATTTGCGTCCCGCTCAATCGCCCACACGTAGGCCCGCTTTGCTATTGTCAACCCGTCGGGCTCAGAAATCATAAACGGATCATTATCGTTGGTGATTTCATCTGGGACAATCGGCCCAATGACGCGAAAAGTTACATCGTCCGCAGGGATCGGGTGAAACCGAATCGCGTACCCGTTAAGGGTCGCGTAGGCATGGGGTTTTCCGGTCGTGGATTGCGAGATGTACTGATCCCCAAACAATACGCTAAACTCCTCGAAGGATGCACTGACGACCTCTTGCTTGTCCGTGCCGTAGTCAACTCTACGAATCTCAATCAGTTCGCTTGGGAGTACCCAGTCACGGGTACTCCCATCGCCGGTCTCCTCAAACTGCGCCATTGGACCCGCCAATGTATCGGCGCAGAACTGACGGTATTCTTGATTGATTAGCTCGTTGATCGTGTCCTCGGTAAAAAAGTCTGACTCGGATGACTCGGCGAGCCAATTCATTATCCGAGACCTTGCCTGTGCCCGGTTCATCGACGCCTCCGATAGTGTGTAGGCTTTGCGCCTCGGCCCCCTTCTTCGGCAGCCGGAGGGGCGTATTCCAAACGGTACGCCCGGTTCCCGGACGGATAGTACGCGAGCGAAGGTATGACGGGAACAACCAGCCTAATTAAGTAAGCTTCTGAAGGAAGATCGAAGCAGACACGTTGCCAGTGACCGAAGCGTTGGGTCGAATCCGCAACAAATGAGAAGAAGAGTCGGCCCTAAACGGGATGCTAAACTTGTCACGTGATGCGCCGCTGTAATAGAGACGTTGTGTTTTCTCGACCGCACCGTCAAGTACAAGTTGGATATTGATAACGCATGCCGCATCAGCGGAAACCACGCACTCCGCAAGGTAGTCGCCAGCCTTGCCAACATCGCTTGTCGTTGCAAGGTCCGTGGTATCGGACGGATTGCTCTTTGCACCCTCCGTATACCACCGGTGATTCTCACCGGGCGTCTTTGTCGCCATTTAGCTTCACCGCCTTCCGTTCCGGTTTAAGCGCCATAGACTTGTCTTTCGGGGCGGGCTTGGCGGGCTTGGCGGGCGTGTCCTCGGCTCCATAAGCGTCAAGGTACGGGTGCAGCCTGAGCCCGTCGTCGAACACTCGGATTCCTTCCATGAAAACCTCCAGGGCAGAAGGGCCGAGTTTCCCCGGCCCCGCGCTACGTTCCAATCGCGAAAATACGTACAGACGCTGTTGACAAATCTGTGCCATTTGGAACCTGCAAACCCGTACCGGGTACCTCGTTTCCGGAAGAGGATATGGTCGAGGTAGACGTTACCAGGCCAGACCATAAGGCGACTAACTTCTCATTGGAACGGTCCCACCAGAACGAGATAGTGGGACCAACAATATTGTTGTTCTCTACGGACATGAATTCCACCGTCTTGAGGCCCAACGTAGAAGCCAAAAGCGCTTCCCCGCCAGTGGAGTACGAGGAGTCAAAGGTCGCCGTAGCAACGATGACCCTTTTGGGGCCGAACAACGAAGGGTAGTCGTCCAGGAAATCGATAGTTAAAGCCATATAAAACCTCCAAAGGGATAGGGCCGGGTTTCCCCGGCCCTATCCCCGATGGACCATAGTAACCTCTGTTACCGGATGAAAAGGAGAGCGTCAACCGTGTTGTTTGCGTCTACGTCTGCCGCCAATGCGATTCCGACTACCGCGTGCGTGGAAGCCGTTCCGGCCGCCACGCTATCAACCGTGCCGTCTACGCTCGGGTCGACGATAATTGTGTCGTTGGCCGCAATGTCGTCCCCACCGTCTGTCTTGAGCGTGGAGTATCGGCCCCCCGTCTGCACGAAGGTGTAATACTGATCGGTTACGACATTCTGCAGAACCCCGGCGGGCAGGTTCGTAGCCCCATCCGAGATGTCGTTTGTGACTACTTTGGAAGCGTAGGTCTTCCAAGTCACGACTTGACCAGCGGCAGCGGTTACGTTGCCGGCGCCGTTGTCAAACTGGACATAGCGATACTCCTTGTCATTGTCGGCATCGAAATAATAATGCCCGACGGTGAACACAGGTTCAGCGTCGTTGCGAGAAGTAAAGTCCGAGACTACCGCATCAGCGTGCTTAGGCATTGTTCCTCCCTTGATTAGGCCGTGACTTTAGGCCGTGCGGCCATCCAAGCAACCCAGCCGGCGACGTTGCTTAACGCCCCACTGGCCCATCCACCACAACTTGCTATAGATGCCGACACCCTTGGGTAGATTAGAAAACGGCTCGACCCTTGGGCCGTTCTTGAACTCGGGCTGAACGTAAAGGTTCAGAGAGTTCCAGTCGATGAACCACATCTCGTCTGAGATCATTAGCTCATCGAAAATGACGTTTGCGTTGTGGAACCGAAGCGACAAGAATCCCACGTTGCCAATGTCTGTCTGCATTGTCCGCAGGTGCGGAAGAATCAAGCTATCGTACTTCTCGTATAGCGCCTGGCTCGTGACAATCGTCTGGGGCGTGTTGGGACCGGAAGACCCCTTGCCAGCCGTGAAGAACGCGGTCCGCATGTCATCGACGGTCAGCGGCTCGACCGTGTTGTCGTAGTACGCGGCCCACCACGAGTACGTCGCGGGGTCGATTCCACCGATAGAACCGGTGGATCGGAAGACCGACTGAAGGTTGAGGATGTCGTTAACACCCTGACTTGTCGCGAACGTCTTCGTGACGATCTCCTCGCGGAACGAGGCAATCGCGTTGTCCGCGTGCTCTGCCATCAAGTCCAACCTCTCGGCATCGCCCCGGTTCCGCAGCAGGTCATACTGATAGAGCGTCACCGCGCCGGCAGCCAACTTCCAGTTGAATTCAGCCGCCGACAAAACATCCTGCTCTACCAGGTCAATTTCTGCGGCCTTGCCGATAAACTGCACCGTGCTGTTCTTTGCGTACTGAACCGGAACACGGAGCCGCTCGCCGCCCGCCTTGGTCTTGAGTCTGTCTCCCTTTGTGGCCTCCATCATAAAAGAGGTCACCTTGAAGATGTTGTCTACCGCCTTGTTCCCGACATACGCTTGCAGCGTTGCCGTCAGGTCTTGCGAGATAGGACCAGCCATGTTTGTTACCTCCGTCTATCGTTGAGACTGAACCCACCTGAAGATTTCATGAATATCATTCGTCTTCGGTGGGGCTGACGTGTTGGGCGTTGAACCACCGCCGGGGACGGGAAGCGTTGAAGCCTTCCGCGTTTCTAGGCGCTTGCGTTCAGACGCTTTTGCGGATTCGAGGATTTCATCACGGTACGCGACGTGATAAGCGGACTTCACGTCCCTGAGGTTGTGTTTCAAGTCTGCCTCTAGGACCCGCTTATAATCAAACGGGAGGCCGTTGCTTTCGGCCCACGCCTTGGTGTCAGCCAACTCTTTTTCGATTTGGGCTCGCGCAATTTGTTCTTGGGACTGGCGCGTATAAGACGCAAGGGGCTCTACGGTCTGCTGCATTTGCGTGATTTGGTTACGCATTGCTTGGAACAATTGCCCCAACCCTGGCGCTACGATATCGACCGATTCCCAATCCACTGCTTGGAATGGGTCAACAGGGGTTTCCTGTTGAACCTGTTCCTCACTGTGGATCAGATTAGCAACGTGCCGGAGTTGTTGTGCTGCCAGCGACTTTTGTTTCGGGTCGTCGCTTTTGCTCAACTCCTGGATTTGCCGCGCCCAGTTGTACCGGGCCTCGTTAACTTCACGTTCGTGGGCGTCCTTCTGCCGCATCCTTGTAATGACGGCATCTACTTCCTTCCGCGCTACCTCGTTTAGCGCAGAGTAGCCCGTGTCGTCGCTTTCAGGTGCGTTGGCCTGAGTTTCTTCCGCCTGTGCTTCTTCTTGCGGTTGCACCGCCGCATCGGTGTCCCCGAAGTTGTCTGTAACAGCCTCCTGTCCCTGGACAACAGAAAGGTCGGCGTCTCCGCCGACCACATCAATACTCATAAGGCCTCCAAAATTAATAATCCCCCGAGTAATTGGGGGATTAGGTATTTTTAATCAGCGAGTTGATTTAGAATCCGAACCGGCCACGCCGTGTGTTGTCCACCCTCGGGCTCACAATGTCTTCAATGCGCTGCTTTACGGCCTGGATGATTGACTGAGTATCTACGTCGATGCCCGCCGGGGATCCTCTCCCACCGCCCGTAATTATGGAGCTAACGCCATCTGGAAGGAATCGCTCACGGTACCTATCAACCGCACCGCCAAACCCATAAGCTTCAAGAAGTCTACGTGCGGCAGTGTTTCGGGGATCAACCAAATCGTCAACGAATCCGCCCCTTACGTTCGGCATGGTGACGCCGGGGTCTTGGATGACCTCGCTTGGGAGATCAGGCGGTGCAGGGTAATTTGGTGGTGGCGCAACACTGGGCCCGAGGTTGGACCCTGGCATATTCTCATTGGGATTAGAAAGCGTATACCGACCCAGGTCTCCACCGAAGTCGAATGGGGCCCGCATAGATACCGCCCTGTCAATAAGTGACCCTACCGCCGGGTCTCCATAGGGAAGCTCAATACTTGTACCATCTCCCAATTCCAATCGTGGCATTTACGGTTGACCTCCCATAGCAGCCCCGCTACCGGGAACCGCAGATTGCAGGACTGACTTCAACATACTTTGCATGTCAGTTGGCTCTTGAGTTGGAGCCCCACCTCCGGGCTGTACTCCCGGCGGCAGCGGCTTTGGGGCTTGGAAAAACCGTTCGGTCGTGTTGGTTCCAAAAGACCTATAAATTTCCTTGGCAACTTCTTGCGGATTTACGCCAATTGCCTGCAGGAACTGGCCTGCCATCGCGACTTCTACAGAAACCTTGACCGCGTTAATCATCTGCTGCCTTTCTACGGCCTCTTCCTTAGCGCCCATCGAGCCCGCAAGGACTTCCACTTCGCTTTCATCTGCAATCTGCTGCGGTGTAAATCCGACCCAGACATAACCCTCAGTACGAGACACGTCAAGAACACCAGGGATTGGCTGAACGCCTTGAGCAACTTCCGGAGAAACAGCTGCCACTCTGCGAGAATCCCCGAACTGTTCCACAAGGGCTTTCGCCTTTCTCGCAACTCTGCGGTTGTAGTCTTCCCATTCTGCCTGATCGTCCCTGTCTCCAATAGACGACTGGCTAACCAAGCTTGCAGTCTCTGTGGCCGTGTCCAGACCCATTTCAATAGTGCCCCTCCGAAGAGCCGTGATTCCAGAAATCTCTGTAAAGTCGCGCATATTAGAGCCTTCGAACTGGATAAACTCGGGAGGGAACCCCGCCGTATTGACTTCGCGCGGCATAGTTCCCGTAGACCCTCCTCTAACAATTGTCTTGTCGGCGTTGCTTTCCAGGGCCTGGATGTCCTCTTCCGTGATGTCGTTCGGTACGGCCACAAACCGCTTGCTATTACGAATCATCGTGGCCTGCTTACTGCGAATCAGGTTAAAGAGGCGCTGCCAGTGCTCCAGGTTTTCGACGTCGCCAATGCAATCCAATTCGTCGGGCTGGGGCCTCTGCCACATTGGCTCTAGGTGATACCCCTCGTAGCGGTAGGGGTTGTCCATGACCAGAAGTGGCTCGTCGTCGGCCTCTTGGGCAATGTAGACGACTAACCCACGTTCGCGCTCGTGGTAGCGGTATACGCAAGCCTTCTTGCCCGCGTTCCCGTATTCGTCTTTTCTGGCATTGAACTCGTACATTGTCTCATTGCGGTACTTGCTTTCGGGGACTCTTTCGCCCTTGACTTTATCGGCAACCCGCTTGTTGACTCTTTTGTCGGACTTGGCCCACTTCCTGAACTGATCTATCGGCCACTCTTGTTGAACCACGACAAACTGAGCATCTTCCCAATTTAAGGCATCTACGGTGGGGTCCAGGAAGACTTTCTGGGGTGCGATTCTCTTCACTAGCGGGTTGTCGTAGAGAACTCGTTCCTCCGTTTCCCTGCGATCTCCGTCAAGCAGTACCTCGTCTGTCTCGAAACGCCAATCTACGGAAACCCATCCCCGACCATAGATAAAACGGTCTTTCAAAGCCGCCTTCATTTGCCGGTGTACCTGCCCTTCGCGCCAAACGTAGGGCATATAAACTTCCCAAACCTTGGAGAGTTCCTCGAATTCGGGCTTAGAGGGCCTAAATCTCAAGGAGGGCGGCTGCGCCGCAAGGCCCGCAGATTTTAAATCAACGATTCTGCCGACGTAGTTGTGGACAACGTAATCAGTGACCGAAGCGCCGGTAAATTCCACGGGATGTTTGCCTTTGTAATACTTTGCCCACTTTTCGTCCCGAGTGCCCCAAGTGTCCTCGGCATATTTGCGGGCAAGTCTGATCCGATCGTTTACCTCTTTTGTGTCGTCTGTCGAGAATCGGACCTTTTTTGCCATCAAACCCACCTTGTAACGGGCACGACAGCCCCGCTTTTCAAGTCCGCCTCGTGTTGCTCTCTCGTAGCCGATCCCGGCGGGCCGTAGATATCAGAAACCGAGACCGCAAAAGACGCCGGAACCCTAAATTGCAGGCTCCGGAAATGCGAAAGCCTGCGGAGTGGGTGGCCTCCGTCGTCTACTTGATTGTCCTTTTCGTTCGGATTGACGTTTCGGGACTCTACCCGACCGTCGGGGTGCTCGTAGTCGTAGATCATCACGCCCTCCTACGAAATCATCTGTGGACCGGTAGGAGGACTCCAATTCTCGACATGATCTTCATCCGCCCGATCCCTCACGAAGACCTCCTGAATCATTGCTCCGCCAACCTCGCACTCGTAGATAGCTTGGGATACCACATCCGGTTCATCGTCGCATGAATAGCGATTAGCAAACTTCATTGCATCCCCAGAGGACTCGAAGATTGCGAAGGGGTGCATGGTAATGCCGTAGTTAACGAGCAAGTACACCTTCATCGCTGCAACTCAGCCCCTATCCCGGAGATTTTTCTTCGACCAGCGACCAGTTTCTTAAACATTTCGCTAAAACTTGACGAAACTGGGTCGGGCAAATCTGGTCTTGGCACCGGCCGGCTCATTAACCCCAACCTAAGTGCTTCCGCGTAGTGGTCGTCAGCCCTGTCGTGGATATCATCGGGGTTATTCTCGTCGTGGGGAAGTGTGGGAATGGTTTCTAAAAGCCTTGGACATTCCGATGCCACGACTTGGAGGAGGGCCGTCTGTTTTCCGTCCGGCCCCACGTACGGTCTCAAATAGTCCCGCACTCTCCTCCATCCCATAACCCTGTTGTTGTCGGCCATTATAAGGCGAGTAGGAAAAGCCAAATCGGCCCAAACCTTCTGGTACGTTTCCGCAGTAGAAACTGCCTTAGCGCCCTTGCCGCTCTTGTTCCAAAGGTCCGGGCCAGCAGTAACGTATTCAGGTGGGTGCCCCCAGTATGTCTTTGCGAACAACTCGGCTTGCTCCTGGTCCGTCAACCTTGTTCGGCTAATTTCGTGCCTGACATAGAGTTTCTTGTCCGGACCCACATAAATCATGTAGGCAACCCAGGGTGCCGCAAAACCGTAGTCGATTGTCGCGAACCGCCGCCAGTGATTAGGGGTTTCGAAAGAATGGACACAGTGAATCTCGGGCCGCCATTCCGTGAAGAACTGGCCCTCGTAGAAATCCCATGATCCGTCGAGGTACGCCTTTCTTTCCTGCTCAGGCAGGAGCATAAGCCTTGCGATGTACGTCGGGTCGTTGTCTACAAGCTGTGGATTGTCGGTTGCCTTCGCCGGAATGAAAATCCGGTCAAGCTCCAGAACCTTCCCATTGGCGCCCTTAACTCGGTCAACCTGCCTGTTAAACGCGCCCGCATCAACAAACCTCTGTTTTACCCAGGCATGACCAATACCCCTTGGGTTGCTTGTTGCCCTGATCCTTGCCGGGATTTCCCTGATTGACGACCGTACCCAAATCTTGATCTTGTCGTATTGGCTTTGCTCAAACTGGGTTAACTCGTCAAACCCGGAGAACTGCATTTCGTGCCCTTGGTACTTCTGCCAGTCCTTGCTGTGTTCCATGTGGCGAAACCGGATGATAGCCCCACTGGGGAAGTGATACTCCGACTTCGCCTCCTTTAGTTGCCCCCCGTAGATTGCCGGGTAATATCGAGCAGCCTTGTCCATTAGATCAGCTAGCTGCGGAGATTCTCGTCGGAAAATGTAGGCCCTGTAAGCAGGATGCTTCACGTACCGGGCCGCTTCGTGAATCAAGAACTCTGACTTGCCCCCGCCCGCCGCTCCCCCATAGAGGAGTTCGTATTCAGACCTTTTGAACGCCTCGGTTTGGGGTCCGGGGTTCGGCTTCCATACAAAACTCACGCATCAACCGTCCCCACTGTCCCCTCGGGGATTTCCCCAATGCCGTTGCTGGGAAGTTCTGCCGTCGCCTGGGGCATCACTGGAATCTCAACCGGGTCCTTGCCTGCCAGGGCAATAGCAGCCCTGGAAATCGCGGAATACTCCTTGAAAGCCATCTTCCAAATTTCCTCGTTAACCTTCAGCCGCCACTCTCGTTCGTCCGATAGCGTTGCCCGAGCCCAGGTGTCCCAGTAGGCGTTCTTGTCCCGCTTAGGCTCCCCTGTCTCCTCTCCAGTCGCAGGGTCTAGCTTCGGCTCACCTTTGCTGGCATGGGGGGAGCACCGAATAATGGCGTCTAGCATCTTTAGGTAGTCCGGGACGCTACGCTCCAAATACCGCGTAATCGAAGCAAACCGCCCCATCTTGTTCCCAGGATGGTTCTTGTTCTTCATGTCGTCTCCTTAAGTAGGTCAGTACCAATCCTAGAGTGAAGGGGAGGAGCCCCCCTTCTAGGTCTAAGTGCTTATGTCAAGCCGGCGAACGGGCACTTGTGCGTCGGATGTCCTGCTGCCTCGTCCGCCGCAATGAACAGACAGAACCCGATAACGTCTACTGCCGCTCGATTAATAGGTCCACATTTCGGGGAGCGATGTTTGCGCTGCTTTTTGTCATCGAACCGTTTTCATTACGGCGCTTCCCTCTGGCCCCGCTAGGTCATCTTAGACCCCCCCTATTGCGTGGGGCAGCCCTTATTTTCCCGCAAGGAAGGGGGGATTTGTCCAATCTGCCCCGCCGTGCGAGCGGTATATAAATATGGGGCAGGGGGGAGGGTGGCGACCCCCCCCCGCCACCGCCCGCCCCCGCGCGCCCCCGC